CCTTATAAAAAAGAAATAGACTGGAATTCGTATAACTGTATACCAATATTATAGTATGTGTGGTATATTTGGTGCTACTGAATTAGAAAGATTTAAAACTCTATACAATATTAATAGAACTAGAGGTGACTTTGCATTTGGATGTTGCTTAATTACTGATACTAAAAGCACACAATATATAGACTGGCAACCAGGTATTGTAGAGTTTGATTGTCAATTATTTACACCAAAATTAAAATACTATTATATGCTTGGTCATACTCAAGCACCAACATCAAGCCAAAGAGAATTTAGTAAAGCAACATCACACCCATTTGTATTTGATAATTGGGTAGTTGCTCATAACGGTGTTTTATCAAACTTTGAATATTTGATGCAAAAATATTTACCCGAACATCACAACCCTGTAGACAGCAGCATTATACCTGCACTTTTAACTGAATTAAATAATGGCAGTGAGTCTGAAACTATATGTGAAGTAATGGAATTATTAGAAGGTACCTATAGTTTATGGATTTATAATATTGAATCTAAAAACATTTATATTGCTCGCTGTGGAAGCACATTATATGTTGACAGATTAAGATGCGAATTCTCATCTTTTCAAGCTGATGGTATGGTTGAATTTCCCGATAATAGTTTAAGTATATTAACTAAAGAGGGTATCACAAACATAAAGGGGTTTGATGGTAATTCTCCATTTCTTATAATATGAATTATTGTGTTTTTAGTTGTACGAGAAAAGCTGACGAGAAAGAAACACTTCTCTATAAAAGCTGCTTAGAACTTAATGATGTAGATCTCTTTATCAAAACAAATAATACAGAAGGTCTTAGTAAAAGTTATAATAAGTTTTTATATAGTAAGGAGGCTGAAAAATATGATTATGTAATTTTTGTACACGATGATGTTTTTATTGATGATGGTAAACTAGATTTTAAATTAACAAATGCTTTTAAACAATATGATATAGTTGGTCTTGCTGGTTGTGTAAACCCTACAGTACAGAAACCTGCACTGTGGCATTTAATGGCGGGCGGTTTTCAGAGCGGTAACTTAAGAGGTATTGTTGGTCATTATGACAAAAATGACAGTTTTTATTTTACTAATTTTGGACCCACCCCATCACGTGTAGTAATTCTTGATGGGTTATTTTTAGCTGTCAACTTAAAAAAAGTTAAAGAGGTTTTTTGGAAGTTTAATGAAGATTATGATTTTCATCATTATGATATCGCTTCTTGTATTGATGCTAACAATAAAAAATTAAAATTAGGTGTATGTCCTGTCTATGTTATACATAAGTCACCAGGTCTTTTAAATATTAATGACCAAAACTATACAGATAGTGAACGTAAGTTTCTTGAATATTACAGTTAATGGTTATATAATATAACTCTATGCAAGAACTAGATTTAGATTTCTTTGAAAAAGTAGTTCTGTATAAGTCATTGACTGATGAGAGGTATTTAGGTTCTATTATTGACTATATTAAACCAGAATTTTTTAAAGATAAAAAAATTAAAGATGTTTTTGATATTATTAAGCAGTTTTATGTTACTAATAATACTGTTCCCACAGTAACCGAAATAAAAACCTACCTTAACACAGACAAATTAAAAGAAAGCTTTAAAGACACAATTCTTTCTATAAAAGAAATTGATAAAAATTTAAATGAAGATGAATTGTATAAGAATACGGAAAGGTTTTTAAAAGAAAAGGCTGTTTATGTAACAATGGTTGATGTAGCAGAGAAATGTTCGAAAGGTGAAATTAATACATCTGAAATATTAAAGAAATTTGAGGGGGCATGTAGTATAAACCTATCAATTGATTTGGGTCTTGAGGTATTATCAAATTCTAATCTTATTATTGATGATTTAAATAAGGTAGAAGACTTTATATCTACAGGGTACCCATGGATTGATCAAAAAATTGGTGGAGGATTACAAGCTAACGGTAGATCATTGTATGTATTTGCTGGTGAAACTAATATCGGTAAGTCGATCTTTCTTGCTAATATAGCTTGTAATATTGCTAAGCAAAATAAAACCGTATTAATAATTTCTTTAGAAATGCCTGAGCTTATCTATGCAAAAAGATTATCTTCTAATATAACTAAGATACCAGTCTTTAGACTTAAAGGTGAACAAGAGCAATTAAAAGCAGGCATCGATGAATTTGCTAATAAAAACCCGCAAGCTAAAATTTTTATTAAAGAATTTCCACCTGCAACAGTATCTCCTTTACATTTGAGTGCTTTTGTTAAGAAATTTATTGCTAAAGGTATTAAAGTTGACGCTATTGTTGTAGACTATTTAAACTTAGTTCACTCACCATACGGTAATAATTCATATGAGAGAGTAAAATACGTAACAGAGAAAATAAGAGCAATGTCTTATATTTTTAATTGCCCTATTGTCTCGGCAACACAGTTAAATAGGTCAGGTTATAATGAATCAGACCCATCAATCTCCACTATTAGTGAAAGTATTGGCCTTGCTGCTACTGCAGACGTATTACTTTCTATTTTTCAGACAGATGAGGAGCGTGAATTAGGGGTTATTCACTTAGGTATGATGAAGAATAGGTTCGGGCCCAATTTTGGAAATGTTTTATTACGAATAGATTACCCCACACTCACGATTTCGGAAGACGAATCTATTAATGATACGGAAGAAAGTGCCGCAATTTCTAATACACTTAAGATATTATCAGAAAATAATTGATTTAACTCAAAAATTCCTAAATAATTAGGAAATGACAGATAAATACTGCTTTGTAGTGCCTCAAAATTTAGAGGCCGCTACATGTATATTGCTATTTAAATGGCTTTCTCAGAAAGACAATATAGAAATTTTGGTTTCTAACGAAAATAGTTTATCTAGTGACCTCAATAATATTGATTTTAATAATTATAAGTTCGTTTACATTGTCGGCTTCTATGATTTAACAAAAATACCTTCAACCACAAACGATAAAAAGTTTATATTTATCAATAAAAAAATAACAAGTAAGCCTTCGTACGAAAATTGCCGATTTATCGATGGAGAATCAACAACAATAGAGCTTTTCTATAAATTTTTAGCTAAATTTACAGGCGATAAACTTAATGGTAATCAGCATATATTTTATAATAGTGTTGTAAAATATTTTCACTATAATTTTGATGATGATTTGTTACCGCTCAAGTTATTTTACTTCTTTAAGACACTACCGTTTAATAATAAAGTAGAAGCATTTGTAAAAAGATTTAATAGTGGGTTAATTATGTTTTCCGATACAGAAAACTTTAAACTCAATATAATTTTAAAAGAAATTTCTAAAACGTTAAAAGAAATTAAGATATATTCAGGTAATATTGATTATAATAACAAAAAATATTCTATTGCCGCCTGTTTTGGCGCTAAATTTATTAATGAAATTTCACATAGATTACAAAAAACTACAAATAAAAATATAACTATTGTGATTAATTTAGAAAAAAATACTGTACACTATAGACGTGATAAAAATATAGATCTTGATCTAGGCGAATTAGTTAATAAATGTTTTCAAGGATACGGTACAGAATATGCAGCATTCTCAAAATTAAACCAACAATTATTAGAACTTACAAAAACCTTTATATTAAATGAGCATCAAACAGTATAATCCATCGTATAATATTACTGAAATTGAGACTCAAGCAAGTTTTTTAAATTTTTGTACCTTCGTATTTTTAATTAATGGAAAAAAACTCAATCTTGCAAATATATTTTTATTATGTCTAAAAAACCCTCATATTAAAAGTTTACTGAAAAAAACTTTAGATATTGATAATGACTTCCTAGCACTTAAAATATTCTTTGAATTCGACCCAACACTATATAAAAGTAAATATATAATGAAATACATTAACAAAACAGTATGATTGTAAATGCAGAAGTAAAGCTTGATGGAAAAAAAGCCCTTAACAAGGAGTATTTCGACAAAAAATTAAACCAATTTACAAGAGAAGTGCGCCGGTCTTTTGTATTAGAGGAACTTAAATTAAAGCGCAAATATTACAAACCTTCCGCATACAGAAAAATAAAAAAAGAAATTAGACATTTAAAGTGGAAGTTTTATTGATGCTTTCGGATTTCGAAAAATTAATTTATAATAAACATCTTTACCATTACAAGAAGGCACAAAACAGGCCTTTTAGTTTTCGAAAAAATTTTGATAAGTTAGATGATTCTACTGTTTTTTATGTTAAAAAGCTAGCAATTTTTTTTAATAAATTTAAGCATATTAATATAGATACATTTTTTATATCACCGTATAAAGTATACACTGATGAAAAATATTTTGATTTAAAATTTTATATATCACCTAAAGCTATTAAAACATACACACTTTACAATAAAAATGTTGAAACTCAAAATCCCGACAGTGAAGATGTACTAACACTAACAACAAATTCTTTAAAATATATAAAAGAATTTTGTAATGTAAATAAGATACCTGTGAGTTCCTATTTAGAATATATTATAAAGGATAATTCTATTCCTGCATTTATACAACATCTATACGAACAGAAGACTAATTTCTATTGCTTATTTGGATTTGATAAATTTAAAGAAAAACTTTCAAAAGATTATGAAGGTTACAGGTTCATTCTGGGTTCAGTTATAGATAGTTATACAGAACTTTACAACAATTTTATACGCTCTAAAAAATTAAAAATATTAGTCAGAGAAGGTATTAAAAAAATTTCTTGAATTTTATAAAAAATATTATATTATATAAGTATGAACGAAATGACTAAAACGATGTTTGAAAGTATTAAATCCGCCCTAACCAAGCAAGAGGCTTCTTCTTCTTATAAAGATATCCTAAGAACTGAGGTAGATAAAACTTATGTTGTTAGACTATTACCAAATGTAAAGGAGCCCTCCAAGACATTTTTTCATTTTTACCAGCACGGTTGGACTAGTTTCTCTAACGGTAGATTTATTTCAGCTGTTTCTCCTTCTTCATTTGGTGAAAGAGATCCTATTTCTGAACTAAAGTATAAACTACTTAGAACTGGTACTGAAGAAGAGAAAAAGAAAGCTAATGCAATTACTTGGTCTGAAAAATGGTTAGTAAACGCATATGTTGTTGATGACCCTACAACACCCGAAAATAATGGTAAGGTAAAAATTCTTCAGTTCGGTAAACAGCTTCATAAAATTGTAATGCGTGCAATTGATGGAGATGATGCAGAAGAGCTTGGCCCTCGGGTGTTCTCGTTAAAGGCAGACGGTGTTAACTTAAAGGTAGTATGTGAATCTCAAGGCGGTTATAAGAATTACACATCATCCAAATTTACAATGCCCAAAGCTATCGATGGTGTTACTGATAAGAATATTAATACCATTCTTGAGAGTGTATATGATCTAGAGAAGGTATTTGCAGTTAAATCGTACGATGAGCTGAAAACTCTTCTTGATGAACATTTTGTTTCTACTGAAGATGATGTTACGGTTACTACACCAACACCCGTACCAGTTGCTGCTACACGCGTTACTAATTCGGTTGCAACCGCAGTTAAGAATAGCACAAGCAGCACTGTTGACGACGATGAAGTCAAGAGATTGCTTGACGGGCTAGATGAATAATCCAGTAGATTCAGCTGCACTACCGGTAAATCTACCACCACCTGCTCCGCTTACACCTGAACAAAGAGCTAATCAACTTGCAGAAGTAGCTAGTTTTTTAATTGGTGTAAAAGGATCATTAACCGATCTTAAGAGTAAAGCTGTAGACGGAAGTACATTAAGGCAAGTAGATAATCTTGATCTTAAAAAAATTGCTAGTGAGTTACAGGGTACACCATCATCTGCACCGGTAAATGTACCTGCTGCACACATTCCGGTTCAACAAGTACCTGCACCTATTCAAGAAGATAATAATTTACAGTTAACATTTCAATTTGATAAAAAACATACCTTAGAAGACCTGTTTA